GTCATAAGAATCAACGTCATTGGCATCTAAGTGTAGGATTAAACCTTGTTCTGCACTAGCTGCTGCACCACCGTTACCTGCTTCTGCGGTTGTTCCTGTAATTACTCTTTCGTTAATCGCCATATAAAGGGATTTTAGAAGTTAATATCGTACTTCAATATAGAAGCCTTTGTAGTAAGAGCATTTATTTCACCCTCTTTTGTTGCAATGCTAGTTCTTATCGCATCACGTTCTGTTTGAATTTCCGAAGGAATTGCTGTACCTTTTTCTGCTTTGCGTACTATATACCAGTCAGTAGGCTGTAACTTGTCGTACCCTAATTTTTTTAGTTCGTTAATACGTTGCTCTTTAAGTTCTGCTACTGTTTCGCTAATAGTCTTAGCTTTTACGTCATAAATAAAAACAGAACTAATTATACCATCACCGCTGTCATAACTATCATCAAAATGTAAGTTATAAATTACTTGTGTTACAGGGTCATAAGTAGGTACTACTACGTCGAAGAATCCTTCTGTTTCGTGTATACTTACGTCAGCGTTATCGAATCCTCCTACGTACTTTCCAAATTCTTTAGGTAAACGTGAGTACTTTACTACTTTACCTGCTTCTATTCTTGCTTTCATTATGATGCTATTACTGAATTAGAGTACCAAAAATCCTCTCCGTTAGCCGTATCGTCTACGCAGATTATTTGGACTAAGTTTAAAGCTGCGCTTGTAAATACGAAATCGTCGCTTCCTTTCATTTTATTAAATGTTTCACCTGTGCTTCCACTCATTTCAAAAGATATTGTTCTATCTGTGCCATCACCTGTTAATACAAGTGTTTTAACGTCTCCTATTTTAGGGTTTTCTATGTCATAAGCTATAGTCGCTGCGTCCATCGTATCCGTAAATACGGTAGCGGTAGCGAAGTCTACGTCATAATCGGAAGGTATTACTGCCGAGTCTGTAAATCTAGCACCTAGTTTTGCGTATGTTATTTTGTCGTTTCCTATTGTTAAAACACCAGTATTATCTATTGTGGCATCACCACCTACTGCTACGTTACTGAAGTCAGTACCATCGGCAACCATAATATGACCGTCTGTAGCAGCTAAATCGTCAGCTAATAAGTTGACTTTTTCAGGTGTTACAGCATCATTTGAAATATCACCTGTGTCAATAGCATTAACACTTAAAACACCGCTAGTGTATGTTAAACCGCTTCCTGCGACTGAACTATCTAGTGCCACATCGTTAGCATTAACTGTGATACCGTCTCCTGCACCAACCGCTAAAGAAGCATCTCCACTCGTTGCATCTCCTGTAAGTCCATTTCCTGCTACAATACCTGTAATGTCCCCATCAAACTTTTGCTCCCAAGTGAATCCACCAGTTCCAGAGTCGTATGTCAATACATACCCATCTACAGCAGTATTGGTTGCTTTTAGCTTATCTTCTTTAATCTCGAATGTTACCCCAGACAAATCACCTTGTTCTGAATAAGTTTGTCCGTATACTTCGGCAAACATTTGTTTTACTTTAATGAATGCCGCCCTTAGCGTATCCCCATCATTAGCATTAGCTGCCGTTCCTACATTTAAATTTTGTGATGCCATATTGCAAATTTACTATTTTTTTAGTTCATACAGGCTGGTTCAGAGGCGATATCTATAGAAGTTTCATTGGCACTATTACCAAACCAACTACTACAGTATATTTCACCCCAGTTTATATTATTAGCCATTTAATCTATTATTTATACTATCAATCAGTATGTTTATACTATCTATAAAAATATTAGAAGTAAGTGCTAGAGCTTTGTTGAAACCTAAATGGATTTCTGCTATCAACTCACCGAAGTTTGTTGTCTCGTACACTTTCCCCCAACTCATAATTATGCTTTCTTATATAACTAGAAAGCCTAATTTCGTTCTTTTGCTTTGGACGATATTGTCCTACTTTTTTTCTTCTCTTTATAATTGCCATCCACTAAACCCAGATTCCTTATCTGGATAAATCTCTTCATTGTTGTTACTATAATACTCTGGAAACTTACTAGGAGCGTTATACGTCATATAATCTATAAAACGATTTGTGTAGTAATCGGCATAATCTCTCTCCTTAGCGATTAACTGGTCAACCTCACTCTTAGAAGCGATCTGACTACTTTCACTAGAGTGTTTATGAATCCCACCGTTTGATACCGTATAAGCAGCAAAAGGAAGATACTCTGCCATCGCAAAATGTATAAGCATATCTTGTATATAGTCATTGACCAAAGCGAGGTAATCCCCTGTGAGGCTTCCTGCAATAATATCGTTACTAATTTTATCGTATAAGTCACTACCTAAGTAATTTCTAATATGTATTTCTTGTGCTAATTTGATGAAGTGAATGAACTTATCTGTGTCTACGTTACCGCTTAAAGCAGTATTCTTAACCAGATCATCTCTTTTGATAAATAGTGCTGTAGCCATTATTCTTCAGTTTCTTCGTTAATCTCTTCTTCTCTCTTTACCTCTGTTGGCTTTACCCCAGTTTCTTTTTCAACTTCTGCATCGGTCATAGCGTTAGTTAAATCTGTAAATTCTAAAGGCTGTAAAGTCTGGAAGTATAGGTCTAATTCAATCTCGTTATACTCTAGTATCTTCTGTAGAGCATCTATAATAGTAACCTGCATTGGACGGATAACTGTGTTGTCCATAAGGATAGAAGCAGTCTCTAATTCCTGTGCATTGTTACCTAATCCAGTTTGGTCTTTGATACCTACTAACATAGGTGATACGATTCTGTGAGACACCATAACCTTCTTCATACTTTCATCAGAAAGGAACTGGTATTGTTGGTGAGCATCGTTAAGCATTACAGGCTCAATAGAAGCAGCTAATTCTTTACTGTCGTTGAATGCTAAAATAAATCGACCTGCGTTTGAAGTGCCAGAGAACTTATCATAGATTGCTCTTTCAATCTCATCTCTTTGCTCTTTATTTGGAGTACCGTTGTTAAAGTTAATTAACATACTAGGCTGTAGACCGTTCTGTATGTTATTTATATGATAATTGGCAATCTCTTCTTCTAATTCTGCGTATTGTAACCCTCCCTGATAATCTACAGGAGAGTAGTAGTAGAATCCTGCCTTATATGGGCGAATATAGAGTATCTCTAAGCCCTCTTTAGACGTTCCGAATGCAGGAATACGTTTAGGCTTCTCATCCCTCTTTAAATCGCTCCAATTTGGATGATAGAAGTACCCCTGTACATTTCCGATAACAGCCTTCTCTGCTCTTAGTGTTTCGATTGGAATATGACGAACTTCTACGATTCTAGAATGGTCTTTGCTGTAGATAACCTGTAATGCAGCCTGTCCCATCATTTTGTAATCGTAAGTAATCTTCTTCATACATTCTTTATGGAACAATTCCCTCATACGAGAATACTCTTCTGGTTTCTCTTCGCTGTCTGTAGCCTCTAGTCCTCTTCCGTAAATCATTTCAGAGATGCCATTAACTGCAGCATTGTTTGTGGGAGAACCGTTGTATCTGTCGATTAAGTACTGAAAGTAGTTATTATCTTCTCCATACTCTACCCAATCGTATCTAGTGTTCTCAATTACTGGGGGAGCTGTATATGAGGATAAGTTCATTACGTGAACAGCATCTTTAACCCTTTCTATATTTTTTTCTTCCATTATAAAATTACAAAGTCATTATCGTAACCGCTTTCAGTTACATATTCGTCTTTATTGATAAAATATTTATCTAAGTCAGTTTGATCTGTACAGAAGATTAAACCTCTATATATCTCTGTAGAGCCATCTTTAACTCTAAATGAGTATTGACTACCTTCCTTCAGAGAAAATGCACCAGTAAGCACCATATAGTCTCCATCAGTACTCTTAGTGACCGATATGGTAGATGTAGTGCGCTTAATCTTATCAGTAACCGTAAGAGTGGGGCTAGAAACGTCCTTTCTCGGCACAATCTTAATAGACTGATTAGCTGTTGATGTTGTCAGTATTTGCATACCTAAATAACTAAATGCATATATTTTGTTTCAAGGTACAAAAAAAGGGCATACAAATGTACACCCTTTTAAAGTAACGTTGATTGTTATTATACAGCGGTTGGAGTACCTACTGTTACAGCACCAGCATCACCAGCTACACCTTCCATTAAATCTAATGGGTAGTCTACTTGACCTGCTCCTCCAGTTTCAACAAAGTTTGGTGGAGAAACTTCTTGTGCAGTAAAGGTTAGGTTGTAACCGTTAAAGTCACCTAAAGCGTTTCCAGTAGAAACAGTACCTGCCGTTACGTCAGCACCATTCTCTTTACCCATTAAGAATATGTTGTCATTCTGGTCAACGATTAAGACGTGAGGTCTTCCTGCTGCCAATAACTTCAATTCTTTGTGGTCTTCTTTAGTTAGTTTCTTTAAAGTGATATTTAGGGTTTGCTCATAAAACACAGTACCATTCTCCCTAGAAGAATTTATAGTCGTTTCAAATGAGTTGTTACCTTTCACTTCGTATGTATGTAAGGTGATTGCGTTGTTGGCATCACCAGTCATATTTGTTACCTCGTCATTATTCCCTAATGTTACAGTTCCCATACCTCCAAAATCTATAAAGTAGACTTTTTTGATACCAGCAACTGTGTCTTTACAGGCTTCTGCACGAGATCGAGTTAAATTACAAGACATATTTTTTGGTTTTTAGTATGAAAAAAGGGTAGGTAGGCACTCGGCTCACCCACCCTTATTCAAATATTATTGTTTATTACTAGTTAGCAGAGTTAGGGATTCCGTAAGTAACGATGTCCTCTACAGAAGCGTACTGTACACCTGCTGTAAATCGCATAACGATACGAGCGTTTTGTGATCCGTCTAAGTCAGCCATATCTAACAATTTAACTTCGTTGTGGTCAGCGATTAGTCCAGTTCCGAAGAATAAGTTAGATTTAGTGGTAGCGATAGCATCGTTGTCAGCCAATCCGTTTGCTACGAAGATTTTTACTCCGTCAAAAGAAAGACCTCCACCTTGCCAATGCATTGTACCTTGTCCACCAACACCATTAGCGCCGATAGAAGCGATACCTACATTCTCGTCAGCAGCAACGTTTTGTTGAGTGATAGAAGCAAATCCTCCTAAAGCTCTAACGTAAGCTCTTGCGATGTTTTGAGATACATAGATAAATAAATCTTCAGCTCCGTATAAAGAAGAAGGAATCGCATCAACGATTTTTCCTAATTCTGTAATTACGTTAGCAGAAGTTACAGTAGTACCTGCTACTTCTTGTCCAGAAGGCAAGTCAGCATCAGCAGCTAATAAAGTAGAGAATCCGTCGAATTGTCCGTTAGTTGCAGTTGAACCTGCCCAGATAGACTTTTCAGTACGCTCTGCTACTTTTGCAGCAACATATCCTAATAGGAAGTCTGCAAAGCTAGGTGGTACATTGTGATAAGCTGAATATCCCATTTGGATAGCTTCCCAGTCAGATACGAAGTCTTTCTTACAGATTTGTAAGTTTACTTGCTGCTCTTCTGGAGCTAGGATTTTTTCAGTTAAAGTGATTGTAGAAGTAGCATCGAAGTCACAAGATGCATCTTTAACGATATCGTCAACAGATACTTTCTTTAATACTTCTTTGAACTTTACATTTGGTTTTACGGTAATACCACCTTGTGCAAGGGTATTAGCTTCTAGTAAAGCGGCAGCGACATATTGTCCTGCAAACTCACCAGCGTAAGTTGTTGTAATTGAGGTAGTTGTAGCCATTTTTATTTATTGGTTAAGCGATTAAATACTCGATCTAGTGTACTTTGTGGTCTCTGCATTCCGAAGTTGTACACAGGTTTTTTTTCGGGTGCAGCTTCTGGTGTATGTTTGATTGCTTCAGCAGCAGGTTGTTCAGACAATTTCTCTAATTGAGAAGAAAGCTCTTCAGCTTTCGTCTTGTAACCCAATTCGCTATCCATCATAGCAGCCATTTCAGCTATCTTAGCTTCCATTTCTGCAATTTTAGATGCAAACGCCTCTTCAGTAACATACCCTTCTTCTAGTTGGGTTTCTTCTTCTGCTTCAACGACTTCTTCAGATAATTCTTCAGATGCCTCTTCAGCAGGAGCTTCTTCCTCAACAGTAGGAGCTTCTTCTTCTTCAGTAGATAATTCTTCTGCGATAACTTCTGTTTCGTTTACCGCTTCAGCATCTACATCCAAAAGAGATAGCTTCTGTAAAATCTCATTAAGAATTTCGGTTGATTTGCTCATTTTACTAAAAATTTATATAATTAACGATTAAAAAATATTGTGTTGCATTTTTAACTTATGCCTTCTTCTGTATGATAAACCATTCAGTACCATTACCCCATATCTTGATACCTTCGTATGCTCTATTTAAGTCAAATGCACCATTATCACCATCTAGGTTTTGAGAACCGTAAGGTGTAAGGTTAGCGTGTGTAGAATTACTAAATGTAGAGTCTGTAATAAAACGCTTTGTACGATTAAGGTTTTTACTTGCTGTTACATCGGGTAAAGTCAAAGTAGCTGTTCCATTGCTACCGCTCCAAGACAATACAATAAGCTCTGCCTCATCATAAATAGCAGCACCTAAATCATAAGTTTCACCATCAGTCACCGTTAATGTTGTAGGGTCTAAATGGTTTACAACGTAGTGCTGTACATCTGTTAATGATGTCTTTTTAGTAGTTCCTGTTTGTACAATAGGTAAATCTTCTGCGCCTGTAATGTTTGCTGCTGTTACCGATGTTAGTTGGCTAATTTTTTTGTCTGCCATTATACGAATATTTTATGGTTATTTTCTTGAATAAATATCTCTCCCTCTTCTGTATACAGAAAGAAGTTACTTCTGGTTATGTTTCCTATTCCCTGACCCTGTAAGCTACCATCGCAACATTTGGATGAGTAAGTGCCATCTGGACATAAACAGCCCCTAGTGCCTCCTTTTGGACTAGAGCGACTGTAGGTATAGTTTCTTCTTTTCTTCATTACTTCTCTAGTGATTTAAGTTTAGATTCTGCCCAACGTAATCCTGCTTTACCACCCCACGCATCGTACATTAGTTTGCCACATCCATCTCCATAAGATTTAGATGACTTTAAGTCTCCTGCGTGTCTAGCTAAGAAGCTACGCATACGCTTTATAGTAGATACGGTGATTGCCTGTTTTGATGCCAATTGGTTTGCTCTACGCTTACCTACAGCAGTTCCACAGCTACCCCATCCGTTCTTATCAGCCCATTCTAAGGCTCTTTTAGCGTTGTTTGCCACAGCATCTGGATAGTCAGCATAGGAAGCCATTTTAAGTAAGTTATCTCGCATCTCATTGAGCACCTCTTCTAGTATCTCTTTTGCCTCCTGTTCAGATACAAAGTCACTAGACATCTCTAGTTTATCCGTAAAATAGCCTTCAATAGAGAATCCCTTAACTTTACCAGTCTTAACGTAGTTTTCCCAAACCTCATCATTGTTTACCTTCATAGATACCATCCACGTACCTACAGGAAGCTCCATACCGTACTTTCTCGACTTATCGTGGGTTTCATCCTCAATAATCCAAGATTCAACGACAGATAGTCCGTGAAGGTCTGCTTCGTGTTCTAAGGTTGATTTGTTTTGATTGCCTCTCATTAAGAAAAGTTCCGATGCTTTACGTACCGTATTTTCTGAGAAGTAAATGTAGTACTCTTCATCTTCGTTCTGACGATAGATATTTTTGTTTGGCACTAACGCAGCACCCATCAAAATACGTTTCTCGGCATCAACTTCCTGAAGCTCTACTTTGTGTTCTTTAGATAGCGCAATGAAATTTTCTTCTATTGCAGGTCTATCTACGATGCTAATGGCTTCTATTCCAGAAAACATTGCATCTTCGTCAATAACTAATTCTACTATTCTCATAATTTTAACTATTTGATCCTGTTCTTACGTTTCTGTAGTACTCGTCAAGAGTCTCTATTGCTCCTTTTGCAGTTATATAAGCAGGAATCGGTTTATCTAACTTATTTGATACGTCAACCATAAGCAAATCTAACGGTGATGCTCCAACCACATTGAAGTCTGGCGCTTGTACTTGCGCTCCACCACCAGAAGAACCCCCTCCCCCAGAAGGTTTCTTAAACGATGTAAGCGTTGTTGCTAATATGTTTGCGATAGAGATACCTGCGCTTATGTTATTTCTTAAACGTAGAGGTGTCGTTATCGGTATTGTAGCTCCTAATGTAGCTGTATCTTGCGCTACGGTGGCTGCATTAGCTGCTTGTGTTTTTATAACAATATCAGCAATCGCAGCTCCTTTTTCTAGTACTAAAGCAGCCTTTTGTAAGCCTTCGTTTTCTCCTGCTAAAGTTCCTAGTAGTTGAGAAATACCCTTAGCAAATCCAACGTACTCTTGATTTATAGCAGTCTTAGCATCTATAGCTGCTATTTCTTTTTGAAGGTTTAAGTCTATCTCTTTATTTTGTAGACCAAATAAGTCCTTTCTTAAATTAGCGACTTCTAAATCAGATAGCTTTAAAGTCTCTGCATTATCTATCAAAGCCTTAGTTTGCAAAGTATCTTCGCTTACCTGCTCTAATTTAGCGTTATAATATTCCTCGTTTGCTCCTACCGAGAATTTAAGTCTGTCTATTTCAGAGTTTTCTATAGAACGCTCTATTTTGCCAATAGCCTGTGCTTCTTTATCTTTGGCTAATATCCTTTTAGTTATAAATCCATCCTCAATAGCAGATAAAGCATTTCCGTG